GGTTATTTATTTAATGATACAATAACCCCTGTTGATGAAGCGATTGAAGATTTTAAAAAAGAATTTAAGGTACAAAAAATAAATAAAGTTTTTCCTTTTAAACAATATATATTAAAAGAACCTATTATTAATGAAAGAGTTATGGTAAATGGTAATAAACTATTTTTTCTAGAACCTTTAGAAGCTACGGCAATGGGATGCTATATAAAATCAGCTAGATTTTATTTTGATTATATATTTAATGGAGTTGATAAAAAACTAACAAAATTAAAAGTAAAAGATTATGTATACAAGCTACAAAATTTTATATTATGGCATTATGCAACAGGCTCTGTTTATGATACAATTTTTTGGAAACATGCAAAAAGTTTATGGGAAAACCATGATAAAACAGAACTAAAAAAAATAATAAAAATAATAAAAACAATGTCAAATGATGATATAGCTAAAAATTTAAATTCTGATCATTCATACGGACAATGGGTAGAATGGAATTTTAAAAACTGGATAGAGGGAACACAATGAATTTAGAAATACCTCGAATAGTTAATGATTGGCCTTATGCTAAAAAAATATCATATAGTAAAAATTTTCAAATTAACCCTATTTCTCCAGGAAGAAGATTTGCAAGACAAGAAAGTAATTTAGATTTATGGAAAAAAAGCTTTGAAGCATTTGGTATTATTCCAGATAAAGAAGAACCTGTTTTAGGAAATTTAGTTATGAATCATTTTGAAGAAAAAGCATTTACACACATACATAGAGATTCAGCTCCCGAAGGTTATGTTCATGTAAGAGCTAATGTAATGTTAAAAAAACCTAAAACTGGGGGAGATATTATAATTGATAATCAACAACTTCCTGTTAAAGAAAATGATCTATGGTTAATTTTAGCATCCTTAGAAGACCATGGTTCAACTCCAATTAGTAAAGGAGAACGATTACTTTATTCTTTTGGTTGTTTGGTTAAAGAAGAAAAATTAATTAATATTATTAAAAACTAATGAAACTTTCACGAAACTTCACACTTCAAGAATTAATTAAATCAGATACAGCAATTCGTTTAAATATTGATAACAATCCTAACGGTGATCAGATTGATAAGCTTAAACAACTTTGTGAAAATGTACTTCAGCCAGTTCGGGACCAGTTCGGCAGGGTAAAAGTGACCAGTGGATTTCGTAGTGTAGATTTATGTAAAGCTATTGGCAGTTCAGAAAACTCACAGCATGCGAAAGCCGAGGCCGCAGACTTCGAAGTGTTGGGTGTGGATAATGCGGAAGTCGCTGATTGGATACACAAATACTTAGAAACAGATCAATTGATTTTAGAATTCTACACACCAGGAGAACCTAATAGTGGATGGATTCATGCAAGTTGGATACCTTATCAACCAAGAAGACAGTTCTTACATGCATATAGAGAAGATAAAAGAGTAAAATATAAACCCATTATAGGAAAAGCAGTAGACCTAGTTTAATGTATTTTGTTTTTCCAGAGTTCATCGAAACTGATAAGTTTCAATATTTAAAAATTCAAAAAAACGCTTCTTCCACCGTAACTAACTTAATAATGGAAACCATGAGTTTTACTTGTGTTAATCAAAAAAATTTAAATAAAGTTAGATGGACAGTTATTAGAGATCCTTATGAAAGGTTTATAAGTGGTTTAGCTTATGATTTAAAAAGACATAATTTAAAATTAGAAGACATTAAAATATCAGATACTTTTGTAAGTAATTATATGCATCCTAGAGATGGCAACAGAGGTAATATTAATCACTCAGTGTCACAAGTTCAGTATTTAATAAATGCAGATATTGATTACTACGTTGATATTAAAGATTTAAATATTTTTTTAAAAATGCATTTTGATAAAACTTATAATATAAATGAAAGCAACAATATAAATTTAAATGTTGATAAAAATGAAATTATGAAATATCTAACTTTAGATTATAAAATTTACAATAATATAATAAACTCTTCTTTTTTATGGAAATGGCAACAAGGTAGAATTTTTTAAATGCAAAGATATCAAATAATAGATAATTTTTTACCTACAGAATACTACAAAGAACTTAGTTCGTTTATAAAAAGTAATCTTAATATACCTTGGTTTTATGTTGGACAAGATACAGAAAATAGTAAAAATAAAAACGGTTATTTTACTTTTTCTTTTTATGATCACTTTAAACCAGATCATCAAGCTTTTTTATTATTAGAAAAATTAATTAAAAAATTAGAATGTAAATCTCTAATTGAGTTTAGAGCAAACCTAACTTTTAGAGATGTAGATTGTGTTGAATCAAGTTATCACACAGATTTTGCATATGATGGAAGTAAGACTGCTATATTGTACTTTACTACATGTAATGCTAAAACTGTATTGAAGATAAATGAAGATGAAATATTTTGTAAATCTGAAGAAAATAGATTACTTATTTTTGATTCAAATATTTATCATAAAGTCATTTATCATAATGATGTGCATAAAAGATATATATTAAACATGAACTATTTTTAGGAGGTAATATGCCAATAGGAAGATCACAAATATCAAAACAAGTTGAAGGTAAATTAAGAGGCGCTAGAGACGAAAAGAAGAAAAAAGAAAGAGTAATTAAAGCTATCAAACGTAAGAAAAACCCTTTAGCTAAGACGTTTACTGCCTAGTTTAAAAGTGGTACAATGAATTACATTGTACAATTAACGAGGCTTAGACACTATGACAAAACTATGTGCTAGAGGCAAAGCGGCCGCTAAAAGAAAATTCAAAGTATACCCATCAGCGTATGCTAATGCGTATGCGTCTAAAATTTGTGCAGGTAAAATTAAAGACCCATCTGGTACTAAAAGAAAAGATTGGGGACCAAAGAAAGCTAGTAAAGGTGCACTAGCAGATATAGTTTCAGCAGCATATAGAGATAAATCTAAATCATCATCTCAGTACAAAAAGAAAAAGAAAGAAGATTATGATATGACAGCTACAGAATTAAATGCTTTAGTTGAGTCAGTAAACGCACCTAATCCAAAGAAAAAAGAAAGAATACTTTCTAGTGGTAATAAAATGAAAATTAAAAGATCACAAGAAGATATTACTGGATATCAAAATGGTGGCGAGGTTCGAGGAACAGGAGCCGCGATTAGAGGTAAAGGATTCAAAGGCGTATTTTAATGGGATCAAAAGTAAAAAAATTTAGTGGAAGTGTAAACACTAAAGATCTATACAACATTGGTTTTAGTTTTAAAGAAGACAATAAAAAACAACAAAATAGAAATGGCATCACTATTACCGGTAGTGATATTAAAGATTTAATTGAAAAACCTGGTGGAGGAAAAGCAAGGTTAACTATTACTAAATCTAAAAGCACACTAGACGATAAATCAAATCTTATACCTGATGAGACTAAAGGACAGACTCAATTTGAAGTAGGAAAAGATTTTTTAGGTGTTAAATGGAAGAAAAAATTTAAATCAGGTGGTCTTACTAAATGGTTTAATGAAAAATGGGTAGATATATCTGCACCTAAAAAAGGAGGAGGATATAAAGAATGTGGAAGAAAATCTGCAAGTGGATCAAACAGAAAGTACCCCAAATGCGTGCCTGCTGCAAAAGCAAGCCGAATGACAGAATCAGAAAAGCGTTCTGCTGTTGCAAGAAAGAGAGCAGCTGGTAATCCTGGAGGTAAACCAACTAATGTGAAGACGTTTACTAAGAGATACTACGGTGGTATGATAGATATATAAAATTTTAAGGAGAAATTATGAAGAATTTAAAACCAGTCCCAGCGGACAAAAAGAAGTCATTAGGTAAACTACCTACAGATGTAAGAAATAAAATGGGTTATGCTAAAAAAGGAAGCATGATGAAAGCTAATAAAGGATCTTATGTTCCAAAAGATATGATGAAAAGATATACTCCAGAAGAATCTAAAAGAATGTCTGAAGACCTTGGTAGAAAAGCTAGGCTTAAAAAATTATTAGAGAATCGTATTAAAGATACTAAACCAGATTCTTCAAATACAAAACAAAAACTTAAAGATGCTCTTAAAAAACTTGGTAGTGCAGCTAGCCCATCAGTTACAGCTGCAAAAACTATTCAAAAATTAGCAGGAGCTCAGGTAAGTGATAAGGAAGCTGAAAGAATTAAAAGAATGATACCTAAAAAAGCCAAAGGTGGTGAAATGAAAAAACCAATGAAAGCAGCATTAGGTGCAGCAGCATTATTAGCTGGTAAAGATAAGATCAAAGAGATGTTAAAGAAAAAAGCATCTATAAGTCCAGCAATGAGTTTTTTAGGAGACACTGCTAAAAAATCTATGGGTGGCGAAATGAAAAAAGGTTATGGAGCTGCTAGACAATCTGGTATGGGTTTACAAGATGAAAACTTAACTCCAGGTAAGTCTTTAGATTACTACAAAGATTTAATGTAATGAACTATGGCAACATCAGGAACCACAGCATTCGATTTACAGATCGATGATATTATTGAGGAAGCATATGAACGATGTGGTATGCGAACCAATAGTGGTAATGATTTAAGAAGCGCCAGAAGAAGTTTAAATTTATTATTCGCAGAGTGGGGAAACAGAGGTATTCACCTTTGGAAAGTTCAACTTAATGAACAAGCGTTAACTGCTGGAACTGCAACTTACACTACACCTACAGATGTTAATGATGTACTAGAAGCATATATCTCTACAACTGCAGCGGCAGGTGATAGTTCATCTACAAATGACATTGCACTTACAAAGATTGATAGATCTGCATATGCAGCTTTACCAAACAAATTAGCAACTGGACAACCATCACAATATTATGTGAACAGACAAACAACCCCTACAATTAGTTTGTACTTAGCACCAGATGCAACAACTTACACAACATTAAAATATTATACAATTAATAGAATTGAAGATGCAGGTGCATTTACAAATACTGCTGATGTTGCTTATAGATTTTTACCATGCATGTGTGCAGGTTTAGCTTATTACATATCACAAAAGAAAGCACCAGACAGAATACAAGTTTTAAAACAATTATATGAAGATGAATTATTAAGAGCATTAAATGAAGATGGCTCTAGAACTTCTGTTTACATTTCACCACAAACTTACTTTGGAGATGGTGTGTAATGTATTTCGCAAGAGGTAAAAGATCACAAGCTATATCT